CCACGAACTTCTTCTGCAATAGATTTTACGAGTGTATAACTATTCGCAGCTGCTGCACCTCTTACTCTAGATGATGCACATATATTTAAGTAATCAAGGAAGATTACATCAGGTTGAAAGTTCTTTTTGAGGCTGAGTTCATTAAGTAAATGTCTGAAATGACCAGAGTGTACTGAACCAGTAGGATATTCTTTAATAACGAGTTTACCAGGCGTTTTAGTTTTATACCTAGCCATACGTTTACCATAAACATCTCTTGGGATTTCTTGAACTTGGTCAATAGTAATATCCATAATGTTGGCATCAATCCTACGACCAATTTCTTCTTCTGCCATTTCCATTGTAATATACAGAACATTCTTTCCATACATTAAATGATTAGCAGCCATGTGACATTTCAATAATGATTTACCACCACCCGTTGTTGCCAATAAGACAGTCATTGATTTACGAGGTAAACCACCTTTAGTAATTTTATTAAAGATATCGATATCAAATGGAATACGTTCTTCTTTCTTGTGATAGTGTTCATATCTATCTTCAAAGTCGTTTAAGAAGTCGTGACCAACACTAGTGTCGAAAGAAATACCCAATGAGTCAGATAGGAGTTTAGGTATTTCACCTTTGCCTATACTAGACTCACCATCGAGTATGTTAATTGATTTACGAATTGCGTTATATAAATCTTTGTCTTGGCAAAACTTTTCAGTTTCATCAATGAGATATTGTACATTAGTATCGACATCAATACTCAACGTATTAATGAGTTCATTTACTTGATTGTAATTATCTTCGTTTAAATCTTTACGATTATCAACAGCAATTCTCAGAGCCTCAACTGAAGGAGGCTCTTTGTATTTGTCTACGTATTCAGAGACAGTCGAAAAGACTTTACGAAGAGCAATATCCTCAAAATATTCTTCTTTTAGATAAGGAAAAACCTTTCGGCTATAATCCTCATTCAGAATCAGATTCGATAATATCGTCTTCTCTATCATCTTCTACTTCCTCGCTTACACTATCAATCATAGTGAGTTTAAATTTCTTCTCAACAAAATCATTGAAACGCTTATCATCAATAAGACCTTTGAAGAATGCTTCATCAGCTTCAATATCTTTGAGTCTACGTTTTGGTTCAATAATCTCACCTGTATCCATATTTACCAAATTGTACCAGCCTTGATTTGCTTTCGTCAAGTGACCAGATTCAAGAGCTAAGTCAAATAGACTTGAATATTTTTGGATACCTGTGTCATATAAGACTGTGAATGGTAACTTAGATTTTTCTTTAACATATCTTGATTTCTCAATATTAATGGTAAACTTAAACCCTTGTAGTTCAGTACCTTGCTTTTCTTGAGATTTAGATATAATAAAGATTTGGTTAGCCGAATAGTAAATACCGGTACCACCAGACACCACGTTCTTTGGAAACAATCCAATTTCCTTATAGGTATGGTTAACAGCAATCATTGGAATATCCTTTCCAGTGAGCTTAGGTGTAACGATACGGAATAAAGATTTAAGCTGTTTAGCACGTGACATGTCAGCAACTGACTTTTCATTTTCAGCATCTTCAACTTCTTTACGAGAAGCGAGGTTACCTACTGAGTCAATCATGATGAATACTTTATCGCCCTTTTCAATTTCGTTTAACCTTTTAGTAGCATCAAACTTTAATTGTTCAACGTCTTCAATAGGAACGTGAATAACACGATTAGTATCAATATTATAGCTTTCCAAATATTCAGGCGTAATACCGTATTCTGAATCATATAAGATTGCAACACCTTCTGGATATTTTTGAAGGTATGCTTTCATACAATAAAGTCCCAATAATGTTTTGAAACTTTTAGATTCACCGGCTACAACCGTGAGACCAGGAAGTAAACCACCTTTCAAAGAACCGCAGAATGCGATATTTACGATAGGTAGTTCTGTTTGAATTGGGTCTTTTTCGTTAAAGAACGAACTTTTACTGAGAACAGTCGACCCTTTGACTGAACCAGCTTTTAGCATTTTATCTAATAGACTCATATTATTCTCCACTTAATATTTGATATAATTTATCTGCAAAAGCGTCTAGCTTCGAATAACGGTCGGGCCAATAGATATAATCCTTTTCAGGATTTGCCTTTAGGTTATTTAGTAATGGTACTATTGCATCATATAATAACTGAGCTTTTTCTGATGCGCTTGTTGCAGCAGCAGCTTTTGTCTCAGCTTCAAGTTTAGATTGCTGAACAACGTCGAGTTCATCAGCATCCATGGCTGTAAAACCAAAATCAAAATCAACGATTGATTCTGTAATTTTGTTATCTGTCATTTGTTTCTCCTTTAAAAAATAGGGAGGGATTGGCTACCCTCCCATACGCATCATTAACCTCTTGCGAGTTCTTTAAAGATTGACAAATCATCATCGTCATCATCAGCTTGAACACTAGGTTCTGCTGTTGGTGTCGGTTCAGGCGCTTGAGCTGTTTTAGCATCAAACGTCAAGTCATCATCACTAGTGTCTTCTTCAAATGTTGACTGAGCAACTGGTTCATCAGAAGATAAGTCAAGTACTCTGTAAAGCTTAGTCTTTAATTCCGCATAGGACTTAAAGTTCTTAGGGTCTACAATGTCTTGTAGTGAATGTTGCGAATTCCAAACGGTTTCCAATTCTCCATCGTCTTCGAACAATGCTGATGGTGCATCAAACTCTGACTTATCATAGTTTGGATAACCTTCAAACTGACGAATTTTCAATCTGAAGTTTGCACCTTCCCATAGGTCGAAAGGATTTACTGGTTCTTCATCTTCAAAAGTAGGATTCATTAAGTCATTCAACTTATCAAAGATTTTCTTACCAAAAGCGTATAGGAAAACTTTTCCTTCGTTTTCTGGATTGCTTGGGTCTTTCACCACGTAGATATTAGAAGTATACTTCAATCTACGTTTTTGCTTACGAGCCTGGTCTTTATCAGCTTCAACACCTGAGTTCCAAAGTTTGGAGTTGTACTCAGATACTGGGTCATCTTGACCAAGAGTTGTAAGCGAGTTTTCGATATACCATAATCCTGTAGGACCTTGGAACCCGTGGTCCCATACTCGAACGAAAGGCATTTCTTCACCTTGAGGTGCAGGTAAGAAACGAATTACTGCGAATCCGTTACCGGCTTTGTCTCTAGTTGGTTTCCAAAATTTACCTTCATTCGGGTCCGAATAAGATTTGGTAGTGATTTTCTCGAGTTGAGCATTAAGCTTATCGAGAGATTTAGAGCGATTCTTCTTTAACGAAGCAAAGTTTGTAGTTGCCATAATTTTTCTCCTTTATATAGCGTTATTTTGCGTAGTATTGCGACAATCAAAAAAAGTATCCACGTGTAATGGATTTAAACTTTTCTTCATTGTAATCTAAGAAAGGCTTATATTTCTTAGACTTGTTTATTATATCACATGAGACGATTTTGTCAACTATTTTTTCACTCCAATATGAAAATATTTTCGCTTGGTGTGAGAGAATAGTGAAAGTTTCTAATGAAATTTTCTTTTGACTAAACATCGTCATTATATGAGGATGCTGTCCGTCTCGTGATACAAAGTTTTGTTGGTAGTCATCTAATAGATGAACCAACTCAGATTTGAAAACATGACTCAAAGAATCTTGTTTTCGCTTCCATTCTATATATCTATTTTGAGCTTCCTCTTCGAGGACTTCTCGTACCCAGATATCAGGTTTGTAGATTACATTCGCTAATATTAAGTTTATGTAATCGTCTCTTTTCGCCAGTTTAGCGAAAAAATATGCGTCATTGCGTGCCATGAAAGTTTCGTAGGATGCACGGACCTTTCCATTATATTTAAAAAAGTCATAATTGTCTGTACTAAAATGTTTCCTTAATGCAAGGTATTTTACGTAAGCTTCATATGAACTATCACTTAATATGGTCGGTGATATCCGGCTCATCTTTCCTCACCATCTTGAGACCTACTGCTTCAGTACGTACTTTCTCTCGAAGTATCGAAGATTTCTTTACAATTTGAGCTACGGTTTCAATTTCAATGTTATTCTTTTCTGCAAAATCTACAAGGGCGTCAATATAAGGAACGCCTCTTGATATATTTTTAGAAATTTCATGATGTACTTTATCTGGTGTCATTGCAACAACTGACATATCTTTTTGTTCTCCCTTATTAGGCATATAACTATCCCAAGTTTATACAGTATATTATACTATAAAATGAACAGATTGTCAACTGTTTTTTTAATTATTTTCAACTGTGATAAAAATCGGAGTAACA